GCTTGAGCCTGACCTTTTGACTGCGGTCTTCGGGGGCAGATATTTGGATATCAGCAGAACATTGTTCGACTAATATGCGCATATCATCCTGTGCATCCTGTGGCATTAGATCGATTAATGCCTGGAATAGTGTAGGTGTGTGTGATGCGTCACACTTAGAGATGTCGACGTTCCACATCCGGACCGACCCATCAGGGCAGCGCCGGCTGTAACAAGCGTCGTCGGAAAAGTAAACGAAGAAGTGATCCTCCGGTGGGTTGGCCAAATCCTTGAATGCCCTGCTTAACGCCAAATGGGTAGGAGTCTTGCAGAACCGGGTGCGTACCCCGGCGATGATGATGTCCTCGGCGGCCATCGCGTCCTTGAGGAGTTTCGTTATACGAAACCCTTGTAGACTCGCGGCGACTCCGAGGTCTCCAATCATGCGGGCTAATGCTACCGGTTGCTCCACTCCACTGATGACCTCGCGGCCACCAGGTTTGGCTATTTCATCCTTCTTCATCTTGTAGACCACTCGATCGAGTCGCAACCACAAGCGCTTGGCGTGCTCCCCACTTTCGTGGATTTCTTGCCAGGCGTGTATGCGCAACTCTCTCTTTTCGTGAGGGTCAGCATGATGCAAGCGGGCTTCCTCATACCATCCTTTGTAATCTCGGAGGGCGGTATGGAAGCACTCGCGTAACGCAGCGAATAGGTCGGACTCCCGGTGTAGAAAATTGGCCTGATTAGATCTCAGATCAATCTCGTTAGCCAGGGAGTCACGTACTATAAGCATACGCAGGTTGAATGCAGGGCCGATATTAAAATTGGAATTAGCCAGGACCACGCCCGAGTGCACTACGCTCGGGCCAAATTGGCTCCGATATGATCCATCAGCCAGTAGCGAGTGCTCGAAGGAGTCGCCTGGCGCGAAGTCGCTGGAAAAGGAGAGGCCACGTGGTCCGTAGTGGCTTCCTCCAGATACGCATTCGAATCGACTTGGATCTATCAGTTTTTGCGGTGGGTGCCGCAGTACAGGGGTCACTTTACAGTGTGGTTCCCTTACCGTGCAACCGGTAAGCCCCCTATCCTGTGGTTTATCGGCACCCCACAGGTGCGCAAGGCGCTAGAGTCAAACTCATCGCGTTGCAATAACTTCTGCATGTAGTAAAGGACCGTATCTCTCAGCATATCTTTTCCTAGGTGTCGGTTTGATCCTG